ACCAAGAATGAGGGCGAGGGGGAAGCTCTTGTTCAAATCCATAGTCATCAAGGTTGAGTAGGCCAAGTGATGTCGTTAGGCCATTGCTCAGACTGCTGTGGAAGCTCACGCAGCTGCTGTCTGTAGGTTGACCAAGCAGTCTTGGCCTCGTTGCCTAGGGGGCTGTCGTTCATCTGGGTCCAATCAGAAGACGCAAGCAAGGCGTCACGTTTGGATCTTTCTTGGATTGCCCTAGCTGCATCTAGACCAGCCTGATAGGTAAGCTCATGTTCTGCTTTTGTGGTGGTAACGCCATCCTCTGTGGTGTCAGCGAACATGTCACGGGCAACATATTTCTCTACCCAGTTGCCATTGGCATCCTGCTCAACACCATCACGAACTGAGTTTTGATATGCTGTTGTGGTGGCCGCTGGGCTTCGAAGAACGGCGTCTAAGTTTAGTGCATCTAGCGTTGCAGCTTTCCAGACCCTTGGCAAAGACATATTGGGGTTAGCTGCTCGCCATTGCCCTTGGGTTTTAACTTCGCCTGTTGTTCTGTTTCTGTATTCAGCCATCAGAGTGATCCTTTCGTGATGCTGTTGATTACGCTATTGCGTAAAACATATAATCACCCGCAGTTAAGCTGCTGGTAATCGTGAAGCCTGACGATAGCGGGTCAATGTAGTCCGTGTTGGTAACTTCTGCCCCTGTTGTGTTTAGCAGTAAATATGGATCATTGCCTGAAACAATGCCTCTAGTGCTATCCCAAATATACCAATCGCCAGATGCGTCAGTGCGCTTTAGAAGCACAAATCTAGCACCTGACGTAAAGCCACAGTCCACGTTTGTTGTACCTGAGTGAGTTACTGAACCGACCTTGGATATGCCAGCCAGTGAGGCGAATAGGTAGGCTATGTGTGTTTCACCAGGCTCATTTGCCTCACCGTTTCCGTTTCTTACCTCGAAAGTGGTGTCGCTAATTGTACTATGGTTTACTGCATTTGAACCGCCATAACCTGAGCTAAAAGTATTAGCTAAGTACATATTCCCCGTAGTACCGTGATAAACGACAAACCCATAGTAAGATGCTTCACTGCGTTTCTTAATCCAGATCATCTCAGGAACTACCCCAAGATTATGTGTTAATGTTTGCGCAGATGCGACACCCGTGTAAGCAACGCAGTCCATGTAGTTAGGCGCACGCTTCCACATGTGACTAAATACATTTGTACTGTTGCTGTCTGGGTTATACCAGCCATTCATATAATCCCAAGTTAAACTAGATTGACTAACTTGAGCAGATGTACTCCTTGTTGTAAGCCTATTTGTACCAGTCAGCCTTGAACCAGAAATAGGGTAGGCATTTGCTCCTCCAGGCAAATAGTACCTAATTCCAAAATCTGTAACAAAACCAGAAACATAAGCTGGATCGGTAGTTCCATTCCCCTGATAATCCATAGCAAACACCTCAGTCGCACTCTCAGGCGGCGCAAGTGGGCCACGGCGTATGGCTATGTAAATCCATGTACCAGTGGCTCCATTACCAGTGCCTTCAATTCCTGTCGGTGTAATTTGAATGCCCCCAGCGTTGTTTTCTGCGTTCGATGTGTTAGCTCTAAGGTTTTTTGCATTTTGGCCCTTTGGGTATAGGCCACGCATCGTGTCCGTAATCTGCCAATCGCTTGTTCCATCAGCCAACTTCCTGATTAAAAATTGCGGTTCAAACCCTAAATCAACAGACCATGCAGAGCCTGAGTTAGTATAACTCCCACACTTAATAATATCTTGGTCAGCATCAGGGCCGAACTCACCGTCACCGTCATTGTGCGCCCACAGGTAGGCAACGTATGTGTCACCGTTATTGTTTACATCGCTAGTCCCTACTTTGAAGTCCACATCAGTTGGGGCATATGAGGCCCAGAGGTTCGCATAAGAGCTTGCAGCATCCGTAGCATTTAACATGTAGAAGTCATCATAATCATGGCGGTGCCTTGCGTACCAAGTACCAGAACCGCTTGTTTTCTTTATTACCATAAAGCCTGGTACAGCACCAAGGTCATGGCTTATGGTTTGGCTAGCAGAGGCGCTCCCCGTATAGGTTAAACAGGTGAAGAACTTAGGGGCTTTGCGAAATGTCCAAGAGACGTAGTTATAACTGCTATCATTAAGGTCATTACTAGCATCATTGTTTAACGCAAACCCTGTTGAGCTAGTAGTAAAAACAGCAGTGCCATTGAAGGCTTGTAAGCCGTTAGAAAGATTAGGGCGTAGCCTTGTGCCTCCTGTAGCTCCACTTTCACTGTCAAATATACTGTGATTAGTACCGGAAGAGCTTCTGTTTTTAATCCAAACCAAACCACCTTCGCCATCAAGGTCAACGCCGTTAGTAATCGTTTGTGTGGAGTCATTCCCCGTATACAAATATGTGCTGAACACATCCTCAACATCAAGTGCAGCACCACCAGCACCACCAGCGTTACCGGCGGCGGCTTGTAGCATCTTTTTCTTAGTAGCCATTATGTAAACCCCTTAGCCTAACGCCTGCCCAGCAGTGAACCCGTACCAATTCGTGCCACCATCACGGGTGTTAAAGACGAAGACATCCTTTGCATTTGCAGCAGCTGTCAGCGTTGGTGCCGTAGCGGAAGGGAAGTCCACGCTTGAAGGCCAAGTTACACTGTAGCCAGAGCCACCGCTGTCTTGGATAATCTCAATGCTAAAGCTATACGCAGTGCCGCTGGCTGGTGGGTTGCTAAATGTAAACGTGGTGTTACCAGAAAGAACTAAGCTAAATGAGTTACCATTGTGGCAGTTGACCGCTGGGGATGTGCCAGAGAGGGCTGCGTAGGTCTCGTTGTAGCTTGCAGCTTTAAACTCACCCGTTACATTTGGTGACGCAAAGGTTGGGCTGTCAGTTGTTGCCAGGCCTTGGTTAATGGCTTTGACAGACGCCACGCTAGCCAACTCGCTGTCCATCAAAGCGCCAGCAGCAGTGACGTTGGTTGCGTCAGTTACATCTGCCCCTGCTTCAATCCCGTCGAGCTTTGTGCCATCAGTTGCAACATCTCTGCCATCAAATGTTGAGTTGGTAGTAATTGCGCCCGTCATTGCGCCGCCAGACTTAGGTAATGCGGCGTTTGCTGTTGTATTGGCTGACGTAGCGGTGGTGTTTAACGCACTGACATCTACACCGTCAAAGGTTTGACCTGAGTTAAAGACAATGTCACCAGTCATGGTTCCACCAGCTTTGGGTAGAGCGTTTGTAGCAAGTGTACCCTGGGCGGCTGTGGCGTAATCTGAGCTATCAAAAGCTTTAACTTGAGCAAGGTTTGTGACCTCACTGTCCATCAAGGCACCAGATGCAGTTACATTAGCCGCGTCAGTTACATCAGCTGCAGCCTCTATTCCATCGAGCTTTGTGCCATCCGCTGCAATGTCTCGACCGTCTACGTTCCCACTGACAGTAATACTACCGAATGATGGGCTGTCGTTAGGCTGTACAGCGGTGCCAGCCAAAGCGCCTTGAGCAGCTGTGGCGTATGCAGTTGCAGCTGTGGTTGCCGCTGTACCTAGGCCTAAGTTAGTACGCGCTGTTGCCGCGCTCGCTACGTCAGAGAGATTGTTAGACGCAAGGAGATCACCTGAGCCACTACCAGCTGCGCCTTGTGGGCCCTGTGCGCCCGTTTCACCTTGAGGACCTTGAGGACCCGTTGCACCCTGTGGCCCAGTTGCTCCTGTGGCACCTGTTAAACCAGTAGACCCTTGTGGGCCTGTGGGGCCAGCTACTGTACTGTCAGCACCAGTTGCACCTGTTGGTCCCGCTGGACCTGTGGCACCCTGTGGTCCAGTAGCACCCTGGCTTCCAGTCGGCCCTTGAGGACCAGCAGCACCAGTTGCACCAGCAGGCCCCGTAGACCCAGTTGCACCAGTAGGTCCAGCAGCCCCAGTATTACCGCGTGGCACAGTTAGGACGCCTGTGGAGCTATTGAAACTGGCGTTTGACCCAGCTGCACCAGTGGCTGCAGTTAGACTTGTGATTGTGTTCTTGTGTTGTTCAGCAGCAGTAGCACTCGACGCAGCCGCTGTTGCTGAGGCTGCTGCATTAGTGGCTGCAGTTTCTGCTGCGGTCTTGGATGCGGTGACAGAAGCAGTCGTAGAGGATGCAGTACCACTATTGGAGTAAAAACTGGAAGCCATCTAATGTATCCTATAATCTAATCGGTGTATGTCTGGGCGGGGCGTATGATCATAAGACCACCTGATTGCTCTGCTTCATTTGCTTGTTCTTGGATCTCAGTCATCATCTGAGCAAACTTTCCGTCAAAGGTTTGCGCTCGCTCATCCAGGTAGTAGTCGGCGGCGTAACCTAAGGCACCGTAGATGATCAGGTCAGATGCTGTCTTTGCTAGTGCATTCTCATCACTGTCTGAGGTCATTGCATCGAACTCACCATAGTAGCTAATGCTGAGGGTGCCTGTGGTGGGCTCAGGGTAGAGCAATAGGTTTTCACCTTGGACTGAGAAATGCTTAGGCGTTCCTGTTTCGCCAACGTCTTTCATGGCGAGTATTTCGTGCAGAGGAATCCTAGAGAGAACTGTGAAGGCGTAGTAGACATCAATCATCTCTAAGAGGTTGTTTGGTACAATGACGTGGCTAACTTGAGCATCAATAGTGATTGCCTGGCGCTTCTCCATCGATGGTATTCTTAGGGTTCTTTCGATCCTAGTGATTGACTGGGAGATGAAGGTGTCAGCCAGACTATCTGTAATATCACTACGGTTTAGTAGCTCCTTGAAGTGGGTCCGTATGGCACCTTTGTTCATTTCCTAGGTCCTTCTGTTCTTGGCTGGCGTCTTGGCTGTCTTTGCTGCAGCCTTAAAAGCCTTGGCTGTCGGCCTACCTTTTGCACCTTTGGGTCTCATGGTTTCGCCTGAGCCCTTCTTGATCCTGGCTCTTTTCTTGTGAATATTCTCGTACAAGCTCATGGTTAAATCCTTTTGTCGGTTGCTAGAAAACCATCGAGACTTTCGTTCTTCAGTCTCTTTACGATTTCAGTTCCTGAGGCTTCCCAGATGTTGAAGCCTTCCCGCATCCACTTCTCGACTACTGTGGTTGGAATAGACGCAACACGCATGAACTCACCTGATGGCTTACCGCTTGTTTGATTGCGGCTCTCTTTCAGATCGTCCATGAATGACTGGGATATAATCTGTGTGCTCTTCTGAATGACACTGTTGCCATCTTGTAGAAAGTCAGTCGAACCACTCAGTAGGTTCACACTGTTCTTTTTGGTCATTGACGTCCCCTTAAAAACAAAAAGAGGGCCACCCAAGTCACCCTGGGTAAGGAGAGCAAAAACCCAGAGCGACAAGGGTGACCCTCATCTGACCCCTAGGACCACCTAAGTGGACCTAAGAATTAGTTCGTAGTGCTTACGACAAGCCTGTGATCATCACAGAGTCTGCGAAGTTCATGTGCTTACATGAGTATTCACCGACGATGCTGTGCTTGTCTGAATCACCAGTCTTAGCAAGCAGTGTACGTGCGAACGGACGCAATACAGCTGTCTTGAACATAGACGGGTCGATCAGCAGCGCATGTGTTGAGAGGAGCTCACGATTGAGCACACAGCGGTATTCACCATACGGGCTGACATATAGGTCAATAGCATTGACCAATGTCTTTCCTTGGGCGATCTCACGGTTACGTCCAGATGATCCAGCGAACCCAGCAACGATTTGTGCATCGGCTGGCTTGACCATAAACGTAGTTACGTCAGAACCGTTGTTGTACGCAGTTTGACCCGCTGTCAGCAGCTTTGCTTCTGTCAATGGATCCGTTGAGTTTGAACCAGCGTCAACAGTAGTTGAGATCTGGTTAATCAACGATGCCATCTTACGTGCAGCTGATGAGCTACCCGTTACAGCAGCCTGAGCGCGACCTACAAAAGAAGCTTCCACGTCTTTCTTGATAGCCTTGAGGGCTTTAGAAAGCTGGTGGGCTGTTTCTTTTGCACGTCCGTAGGTTGCCACCGCATCCGCTGTTGCACTCACCTGGAAGCTTTCTTCCATGATCTGGGTTGTGTTGGAGCGCATTGTGGTCGGCGTAAGTGTACCGATAGATGCGTCTGCCCCTTCAACGATTGCGTTGTCGGCATCGGATGCACGAATAGCGTCTTCTTGCCATTCGAAAACACGGGCGCTTACTTTCTCAGTTTTCATGAGAGTAAACATCGGTGTATCCAGAGGGCTGATGTCAGTAATGATGTCGCTGACGTCCTCTTTTTTACCGATCTGGTTATATGTAGTATAAGTTGCCATTGTCTTGGGTCTTTCTATTAATAAAGATGTTGAACTAGATTAGCGCTGCCAACGCGCCATCAGTGCATCACTCACATCGTCTAGATCCGTACTATTCTTCAGAAGCTCACGCGCTTTCTTTTGTTTCATCGTGAGAACGTCCTGGTCTGTAGCAGGGGCCTTAGTAGTTTTAAGAACTCTGCGCTTACTGTCTTTAGACTTGATGACCTTAGCTTTGCTCTTCTTGGTGTTAGCCGTTGCTTTGGTCTGGTCGTATAGACGCGCTTTGTTCAGGATCTTGATGACAGCAGGGTCAACATATTGATCCACTTGTTCCTGGGCTAAGCCTTGGCTCACAGCGTAGGTGCGGATGTCGTTGTACATCTGATTGCCCCACTCTGGGATATCGGCTTCAAGGACCTTCACACATTCCTGTGCCGCCTTTTGCATCTGTTCTTGTTGTTGTGCTTGGGCGTTACGATAGAATGCGTCAGACTCCTCTTTGAGGAACTTCAGATCTGCTTCAGCTGATTTGTGTTCACGGCGTAACGAAGCAAAATCATCAGCAGACATCTGTCGGGATGCGACAAGCATATCTACTTCAGCATATGGCTTCATCCGCTGTTCAGCCCTTTCGAGCAGCTTCTGATAACTGACGTGTGCTTTCTGCAAGGCCTCATCGGCCTCTTTGCGTTTGGCAGCAGTTTCTTGAGACTTACGGGTTAGGGATGCTTCTTGGCCGTAGAGCCGTTTAAGATCCTTTAAGGATGCCTGTTTGGTTTCACCGTCCACTGCAATTTCAACCAGGGTGTCATCAGAAATATCAATTTCATCCGCTTCCTGGTCTTCGTCTTCGGTGGTTGGCTCTTCCTCTTCGTCAGGGTCCTCATCGGTTTCATCTTCGGTTTCATCGACTTCAGTATCTTCCTGGTCGTAATCAGACTCGTCCTCTGTCTCTTCGAGGGTTTCGTCTGTTGCCTCTAGTTCATCATCGTCGGATAGGTTTTCACCGTCTGACCATCTTCCTAGTAGGGCGTCTGCAGCATCTGACAGATCGTCAAAGGCTGCTGGTTGAGTTGGCGTTTGCTGGACGTTGTTAGACATGGTCCATGTCCCCCTCTTGGCTGGTGTCGCCTTCTTGTTGTGCGTTCTTCGCCAGGATTTCATCTCGGATCTGAACGTGTTGTTTTAAAGTGTTTACCACGTCAACCAAGGCGCGGTATTGGTAATAGGTTATGCCTCGTTCTTTGTTTTCATCTGGTTTTGAGTTCACAAAGTTGTGGAAGCATTGTTCAACCATCTTGTTGACTACACGGTTGAATGGCTCGGACCCCAGCAAAGCAGCTGCGTCCTCACCTTGGCTGATGAGTTCTTGCTCGTTCATAGTTTTGCTCTCTTTTTGGTGGTTTTAGTCTGGGGGTTTACCCAGTTGGTGAAGCGATAGCCCTGACATCGTCAGCAGTTGCCGCAATCTCTAGTTCAGCCTTATCGACGAACTGTTTGTGCTCCAGCTGGGCCTCTTTGAGATCCATGCTGTCACTAGCAATGGCAGCGCTGTTCTGTGCTTTCATTTGCTCTAGCTGTAGTTTCATCTGACCAAGCTGCGCGTCCATCTGTGCCTTCATCTCAGACACGGCTGTCTGACGCTCTTGGATTTCCATCTGTTTCTGCTGCATTTCCATCTGCATTTGCATCATTGGATCTGGGCCTTGCTCAGGCAGTTCTTGTGGCATCGTCAGATAGTCTTTGACGTTCTTAATGCCGTTCTGCTCCATCACATGGGTCATCAGGTTGTACTGGTTTTCTGGTGTGTACATCGTTGACAAGGTTTCATCAGCAGACATCAAACCATGCAAAGCTAGGTACTTCTGAGCTTCTTGCTCCTGTTCGCCATAGCCCAAGTGTAGTTCAACAGTCACATCACGTTTAGAGCCCCATTCAGCTGGGGAAACTTGGACGTAGTCACCAGCAATCTCAACGATCTTACCTTGCGGCTCATTCTCAACGACCAGCTGGTACATCAGCTGATACAATGGTTTGAGGAAACCGTTAGCAAAGTTACGTGCAATGATCTTCTGGCGCTGCTGAGACATAGTTGCCAGCTGTTCAACCATAGCAGCTGAGTTCTGCTTACTGATGGCATCTTTGTTGAGCCCCTGGGATAGCCTAGAGACGCCTGTGGTGTCCTCTTTGTCTTCGTCCAGCATCTGGATTGTCTGGAAGATAAACGGGTTGAGGGGCGCTTGTGGCATAGGGTTAATTGCATCGGGGCGTGAGACATTCACAATGCCGCCGACACGGTTGTCAATAAGCTCTCTTGGGTTCGTTAGACCACCTTTAACCACTGTGTAGCGCGGGTTATTTGTCATCAGCGCGTGATCTAGGATAGACCTAGTTAGCACCGTTCTGGCTGTCTGGATGGGAACTACCTTGGAGCCAAAGTTAGAACCAAAGAACGCGTGGGGTATCGGTAGGGGAACAAAGGGAATAAACGGTTTATACTGGCATTTCTCTTTGTCTAGGATGACGTTGCCTGCCTTGATTACTTTGTAACTCTCAGCAATACCAGAAGCGTCCAGATCGATGTCGAGATAAACCTCATACACCGTGACACTACGGACCTGATCTTGGAAACCTGAGGCGTTGAAGCCACGGTCTGAACCAATCTCTTCATGCCTTGCCAGCACCTCTGGATCAGTCTCCATTTCCACATCATCATGGTCTGCAATCTTTGCAATAAGCTTTTCATCATAACCAGCCTCACGTAGCTCAGAGATTGTCATTTCAGTTCTATGACCACAGAAGCTTGCCAATTCTAAAGAACGGCATTGTGGCTCAATTATGAACTGCTCAGGTGGAATAGCCTCAATGGCAACCTGGCTGGTGTCTTGGAATATTCTGACGTCACCAGAGTATAAACCAAGCTCATCTTGCTCTACTTCTTCGATCTCGACGTTCTCTTGAGCAACCAGTGCATCAAACTCTTCTTCAGTAAGATCTTGGATTGTCTGAAGGTAGCTGTCTTCACGCTCATCCCAGTAGACCTTGGCAATACCAGCCCGTGCCACCAGACCATCGTGGATGGCTGACTGCATAACCTCAAACAGGTTATTCTGGCGGTTGGCTACATAGTCACAGTAGGCTGTAGCCACATCAGCAATACGCTGGTCTTCACCTGTGTTGGCAGCAAAGCGCACGGTCTTGTAGCCTGTGCTGAAGGTTTCTAGCAGCGCAGCTTTCATAGACTCGACAGCATCATAGACGTCCATCGATACATACTTAGAGTTGCCATCGTGTGCCGGTTTGGGGAGCGTTGCGTTGTAAAAGTCTACTACACGCTTTCTCTCACGGCTCACTTGGCTATCATAGTAACCGATAGATCTGCGGATGTTGTCATCCAAGATCGAAACTAACTTATCGTCATCGACCTTCTTGTAGTCTGTTTTATCCATGATCATACCATTTCAATGTAATAGTCATCTGCGCTTTCTATCGGTTCCCAGGCACCCTGATGTACGTGGTTGGCTAAAGCTAAAGACATGACGCAATCGTCATAGCAGCCTTGTTCAGCTTCCATCGACCCTGTCTCAGTGACCACGTAGGTGAGCATCTCACGAATGGTGGTTTTGTCGTTGAGTTCGATCTCACTGTCACGCGAGGCTGCTCTGAGCTCATCAATGATTAGGGGCTTTGTTTTAGCTGTCGTAGTGAAGCCTAACTTGATGGTCTCTTTGTCTGTCAGCTTGTCTACTTGGACTTCCGTAAAGAAGTTGGGGTAGGCCATATCCTTGGCGAGCCTAGTACACGTCAGAATACCGTGACCGTTGTTCTCAACGATAATGTAAGCTGTGTTAAAGAAGTGACCTAGGTGAAACAGGACTTGTGCATAGTAATCTGGATGCACGCGACCTCTCCAGACAGCAACCTGGCGTTTCTTACTGTCTAAGACCTGAGCCACTGAGTAGTCACCACCACGGACGCCCATAGCGACATCTGCACCTATGACATACTGCTCACCAGGATCTATCGGGCGATACATCGTGAGCTCTCCACGGACATTGTGTAGGAACTCCTCGCCCTCTAAGGCTAGGCGCTCTTTAACGTCCAGTGTGTTACCTAAAGCCTTCTGTAGTTGCTCTGGGTTAAACACAGGGCGACCAGTTGTCAGGAAGGCTTCCTCAGCCTCTGAGGGGTACTCTTGTTTGAACAGATCTATGCCGTTTTGTGCAATCTTTCGACGTCTGAACATCAGTTGCTCGTCATCTAGATTATACTGGTTGGCTAGCTCTTCTTCCTCTGGTGTACGCTCGTAATTCTTAGGGACTGCCTCTCTGTATTCTGGGTCGGCGAACCAGGGAATAAACACTGGAACATAACCGTTAGTTCCCTCGACTGCCCCCTTCCACAGGTCGTAGAAGACGCCGTTGACGCCATTGGCTGTGCTTTCGACAAAGACAGCTGTGCCTTTTGCATTTGGTACAGCCTGGGTCAGGGAGTTCCAGTTGTCAGCAGCTGTTGTCTTTGACCAGAACGCAAGCTCTGAGCAGTGGACATGGGTCAAGGTTTCGCCCCGCCCGATAGCCTCACCGCCAGCTGTGGCGACCACATAAGAACTGTCTAAGACGTCAAACGATAGTTCACGCCGCGAGCTATACTTAGTGTGTGGCTTTAAGATCTCTGGGCAGTTATCGTGATATCTCTTGGTCATATCAAAGAGCGCACGGGTACTGTCTGAGTGGTGGGTAATTACCAGTGACTTCTTGGCTTTGCGCTGTGAAACGCTGAAGTACAAGTAGCCACCCACGTAGGTGCTAAGGCCCTGCTGTCGAGCCTTCAAGATAATCACACGAACTTTGCCTTCAGTCTCCATCTGCTTGGTGACAGCATCGTTCAGTATCTTCTGGGCTGGCTTTAGTTTGAGAGGGGCAATCTCGCCCGTCTTGGTACGGATCTTCAGTGCTGCTTTGGAATAGAACTCAAAGTCATCATAAAGACGCTTTCGTACCGCTTTTAGTTTGTTAGCTTTCGCTGACATCCTCTTGCTCTCCATCTTCGTCATCAAGTAGCGAAGTTAAGAAAGCTTCTGCGTTACCAATCGTTACTTCCGATTTCGCCACGGGTTTGATCTTGGTAAAATCGAGGATGATCTTAGCGGCCTGCAGGCGATCACGGTTGTGTACTGGTGTACGCATGATTTCAACAGCTGTCTCCAGTGCCTCTGCAGCGCGGGGATCTTCTATTGGGGTTTCTTTTGTCATGATACTTACAGCCTTCTTTGCGTCTCGTTTAGCCTTGTCCACGATTGGTTTAATTGTTTTGACAGTGTGTCCGTCAGGTACTCCTAGGGGCCTACCGCCCTTTTTTCTTGTTAGGAGCATCAGACGGTACTTTGCTCTGCCCTCTGGTGTCTTGTGCTGCTGCACTACTGCGTTTGTCTCTGGGTTTCGCAGTGGACCTTTCACTCGCTTCTTGCGTGGGACGTTTGGTTTGTGACCCATTCGATTTCTCCAATATCTGGTGTATGATCGACAGCGTCTGAGGGACTTGTTTACAAAAGACATCGGCGGGGATGCCTGGGCCCATCTCTGAGAAGATAGTTTGCTTCTGTGTGTCTGTGAGGATTTTAGAGGCTTTAACTTTCTCAATAGCCTCTATGATTGGCACCAGGTCCAATACAGTTTTTAACATGTGTGCTTCCTTGTTGTGCTGGATTAGGCTGACAGCATACCTTGGGGCATTGGTTGGTTTAATGCTCCAGGGGGCATCTGCTGCTGCTGACGTTCTTCTTCCTCAGCTTGCTCTTGCTTCATGAGCATTGCCATAACGACCGCAAAGGCCATCGCTAGTGGGTGGCTGTAGAAGCGGATCTTAGAGCTATTTACAAAGAACGCCCTGATGGCTTTGGCTGTCTCAGGTGCAACGCTCTTCATCTTCTTAGGATCTTGAAGATATACAATGAGAGGATCAACAGTAAACTCTGGGATGCTGCGCGAGTATTTCTCAAAGTTCTTAATGCGATCTCTAAGCTGCTTTTTTGCATCTGACCCAGAGAGCATTAGCTCAAGTTTTTGTTTAGCTGGCCCTGTTGGCCTTACTCCGTAGTAAACACCATCACCCACAAAAGACTCATTGTCTTGGAGAGACATAATCTCCTTGATAATCTTGTTTTTCTTAGCGCTGGGCATCGTTGCTAGACTGCCAATCATATGCTCAAGAGTATCTATTGGTGCCGCATCTTGATTGCCAGTTAGGTAGTTTTTACCCATGTTAACATTTTGAGTTAAGTTACCCTCAATGTCTCGACCAGCAATACCATGAGCAACTTCATGAAGTGCCGTTAGATAAGACTTAAATGGTCGAACTACTTGCCCACCCCTAATTATCTTAGCTCCAGGGGCCAATGAGCGGGCGATATTCTGCTTACGCATGTAAACTCCACCAGCGTCTTCCCCACGCTTGCGGTTCTCACCTGTGAAACCACCATCGTCTAGCATAGCGTTGTGGTCATTGAACATCTTGAGGGTAACACCAACTGCCTTAGCTAGGTGTTCGACCATACGTTGGTCTTTGATGCCATTCTCATAATCAGACCCAGGCTTGCCAATTTCAACTAAAGCCCGTGCGTGATTTGCGTGGCCTTTTACTTCTTGAACATCGGGGATAGCACCCCTGGCAATGGGTCCATCAGGACTTCCTTGAATCCGCTGGGCGAGGATGCCTGCGACTCCTGTGGGTTGCTGGTTGAATCTTGCATCGGAATCGACTGGCCCTCTTCCTCTTGGTCCAGCTGCTCCAGTAGATCCCAGTCCACCTCCGACAGCCATTGCTTTTCTTGCTTCGACAAGTTTTCGGGCTGCGTTTGCGTAGTCTGGCGCTTCGTCATCTGCATATCCTCTGCTTTCCTGACCTTCGGGGGCTTTTGCTGTATCATATAGGCGCTTTTCTGGATACCACAAGAGAGCCTGCAAGTCACTCATTGTAAGGCCAGCGTTTGAAGCCCTAGTCACCGTAGGCTCTGAGTTTAACCTTCCTAGTGCTTCAGTGAACACAGAGCGGATGAAGTCACGCTCTTTAGCGCCAGCTGGGGCCTCTACCTGACCATCCCTATACTTAGCAAGAGAGTTAGCTGCTTTGCGAAGTTCTGGGGATATCTGATTAAGGCTTTCACGCCAATCCTTTGATGTTGACTGCTTGGCTACATATGCCGACAGTTCATTCATGCTCTGGTTTGACATAGTTTTGCCAATCTTGATACCAGAAGGCCTCATTAACCTACGCAAATCCCTAAGCTTCGCTGACTTTTCAGCTTTTACCTCTGAAGAATCCTTTGCGTTTGGTGACATATCTGTAATCATAGATTTAATCTCAGAACGCTTCTTCTTTTCCATAGCTGGATTCATTTTAACTAAAGACCCGCGCATGCGGCCAACTGTACGCATTAGCCAGCGGTCCATAGTTAAGGCATCAAAGTTACCATAGAGATTACTGAAGAAACCATTCCCAATCTTAGGGCCTAAAATGGATGCCCCACGAACTAAGGTATTCTTACCTTCACCACTGATTTGGACATCATATTCTTGTTCAATCTGCTTAACGGGGACCTGGGAGTTCATAAAGTCAGCAAGTAACTGGTGATCACCTTCGTTACTGTTCGTTTGACGCTCAAACTTCTCAAGCATTGTGTGATATTGCTGCAGGCCGCCATTAATTGCTTTAGCTGCCTCACCAATACCTATGTTTGTAGGAAACCGACCAGTTCTTTGCAGTGTATCGTAGGCATTTGCAGCTAACTCAAAGTTCTTATCGACTTTGGTGCCATTAGAGGTGACCGCCAGAGCCCAAATGAACTGTAATTTGTTAACTGGGTTGGTTTGGATTTCTGGGTAGATCTCTGACAGGCTACTAAGAGCGTCAGTTACCGTTCGATCATACCAACCAATGGCATTTGAGTTGTCTTTGAGGGCTTCTAGAGCGTCAGAGACAACGTGATCTGCAAGGCGACTTACGTTTTCTGTAGATAGCTCAGTTAAATCTACACCTTCTTCCTTTTGTGCAGCCAATGATTTCTCTTGGAGTGCAAGCTTAAGGTCCCGACCTTTTGCAAAGTTGGAATCTTTAGCAAAACCAAAGGCTGTACCCAATTGGTTAGGCATTTGTATATTTGTAGATTCGCCGCGTGGGATCTCTGGTATGCTGAGAAGGGGGCCATCTGTAGAAACCTGAGGACGCTCTGGGCTCTTTGAGACAATACGCACTTCATCATATACGGGGTGAATCTTCCCTCGGACACTGATGTTGCCAATCTTGTTTCCAAGCTCCACCTCACCTTGAGTGGTCGGGCGTAACCGTGGTTCACTAGGTTGGTTGGGGTATGTCTGAAGTGTTACTGGGTTCTGGAAGTCAGAAGACAAAGCGTAGTGGTGCTTGCCGCCTACTTCAGTAGAAACAATGGTGGCTGGGCCATCATAGTCGATCCACTTCCAGCCTGCTTTTTGTTTAAATAGGTTGACCTTTACCTTGCGGCCATCAGCTTTCGTGGCTGGCTCAGAGAAGTCATCACTGGTATCTAAGACAGGCTTACCGTCAACGATAGAAACCTTACCGCCTGCATAGGTATTACCTGTGAGGTCTTCCTTTGTATCTAGGTCAATATAGTTGCCGCCAGGTGTAGGATCCTCGACCCCAAACATCTGTTGCATCCTGTCGTTGTTAAACGGGACAGGAGCAATCCTAGCAAACCTAGGACTGTCTTCAGCTTGCTGCTGAGGACCAGTGATCTCCAAGATCTTTGCTTTGATACCAGGGTTGTTCTGCTCCAGTTGATTGAGCATGGCTTCTACAGACGCTGGGTCCATGTTGCCTTCCGTGATCTTACGGGCAGCACCCTCGGCCAACACTGTGGTTCGCAGGCGCTCTAGTGAATTAACGTACTCCAGTTTTTCACTTAGGGGTGCTGTATCACTAACCTTAGCTGAATCCTGTGCAGCAGCCTTATCCTTAGCAGAATTAGCAGCCTCAGTTAACTGCTGCGCCTGCTGAAGTGGAGACTGCTGCTCTGCAGTAGGAGCAGCTGGAGGCTGATCTACAGTAGGCGCAGCTGGTGGCGTATCACTAGGGGATTGCAGACGTCCAACACGGGCTTGCTGGGCAATCACACGGTCAGCATACGGTTTAACGTACGTGTCAATAGCTTCCTGAGACACGCCCATGTTGCCCAGATCCTCGACTATCTCAGTCATAGCTTCGACTGGGTTAGGGCCAAGGCTTGCCTGCATGTCTGCGAGGGCTGTCGCTAGCTGGGCTTTGTCTAAGGGGGCCAGAGTTGTGTCATCTGCAAGCTTAGATTCTAAGTTCCTGGCGAAAGCGTTGTTGTCGCTCTTGCCTGCCTGGTAGTTCTCTGGGGTTGTAAACTGGTTGCCAGACTGGGGCTGACCTTGAGGCTGACCAGGTGCTGCAGTCTGTGCTTGGGTCTGCGCTGGTGGGCTTTGGTCAACATTGGGCATGTTCACACCAGCGCGTTGGGCTAACAGTTGATCTGGATTAGCTTGACGTTGGACTGTGGTGTCTGGGGTGTTTAGGTGGTGGTTAATAATAGGAATAATGTCATCAAGTCTACGGATCTTGTTATTGCCACCATCCATGTTCTTGCGGATGTCAGTAAAGACATCTTTTAGTGCCTTTATGTCTGGGTTTAAGGCTTCAAGCTCAGACATTACTGCGCGTAGACCATCTCTATCTAAACCTGTGCCTAATAAGACTGTCCCAACAGGGCTATTGTCTTTGTCTGACTGAGCCAGTTTACCAAGCTCTAAACCCATTTGATCATCCTCAAACTTGAGTTGATCTGCTTGTGCCTGACGTTTTGCTTCAGCTTCTACTAAGGATGGACCCGTAGGATCTTGAAGAGGTGTTTTGCCTTCGTTCTTGCGTACAAAGCGGTCTATTGCTGCGCGGCGTCTTGTGACTGCATCAATGGTCCGACCACCAGCAACAATGCCAAACTGAGTTGGTAAGGATGCACCAGCACTTAGGATGGCTGTGCCTTTGTTTAGACCAGCTGATATCATGCGTGACGGGTCATAAGATCCATCTTCACGGGCAAACGGGTTGAAAGTGTCTGTGAATGAACTTACGCCGCCTTTTGTCCCGCTTCTAAAGAGATCTGTGAGGACATTGCTTTCGCGCATAAGGTTGGCAATTTGATCACGCTCTTTGCTAGGTGGTAGCGCATTCAGAATGGCATCATAGTTTTCTTGGTCAACTTTAGATTTGACCTTGTTCCTAGTTTGGCGAATAGCAATCTGCGCTTTGGCATACTTATCAATAAGCTCTTCTAAAGTCTTGGCTTGTTTGGGATCTAGGTAGCCTTTGACCGCTGGGTTGGTCACAATAGCTTTCATCTCACCAGTAATAGCTTCGTGAGCAGATTCTAAAGTCTGTTTTGCTCCACCGTCTTTCTTTACGTCTTTAAGATTATAGCTGTTGTTTTGCGACAGTGTCCGTAAGCGCTGGGCTAAGGATGCAGCAGCTGCATTGTTTTGCACTCGCTCTTCTTTGGTAGCCGTGCCTTGGCCTTTCTTGTTTCTAAGAATAGTTGCTTCAGCTGGGGCTGTTGCAAGTTCTGCAAGGCCTTCTAACCAGACATCTTTCCAGTCTACTTCGCCATCTAAGACTTTAGTAGATACACCTTCCCC